CCTTGAGTGCTCTTGACTTTGCAGTAACGGTGACTTTCTCGATTGAGAATGCCATTTCGTTAAAGCTTTCAGCACCTCCACCAGATCCAAGTCTTTCTGCGTCATAGGTGGCCATACCACCACCGACGTTATAACTTTGCTGGGAAGTACCAGCAGCATTAAGAAGACCAGGGTTGCTACCAGTTTGTGAAGCAGTAGTACCGAAACCTACGTTTGCTTGTACTGTTGGGTCAACAGCATACTGAGATGAATTGCCCTTTCTGCCAGAGAATGTGGAATCAACTTCATCGAAGAATGCTTCAGCACCAGTTTGATTGGTATAACGTGAACGCATTGCGAAGATGAGTCCTGTAGGACCGTTCATTGGTTGAACACCTGCAAGGTCATATGCGACCAAGTTAGGCATTGAACGACGGATGAGTGAAATCAGAACAGGGTCGAAACCTGCAACTGGTCCACCTGCGGTTGATTGTCCTGCGAAACCAGTACCAGCAGCAGTGGCACCAGTAGTTGCATAAGATGCTTCGCCGAGGAATTCTCTTTCCTCACGAAGGAATTTTTCTTGATTCTCCAGGAGAACTGCGGTTACCATTCTACGATGTGAATCTTTGATTCCATCAAGTCCCTGATAGTCAAGGAGTGGTGCCCACTTCTCCTGCAGATGTTCTGCGTTGAACATTTGCATTTGTTTTACCTCTTTTAAAAAGTTTTAGTTTGATTGTTATAATTTAAAAATCACTTTTTGGAAACTCTTTGGAGTGCATTGAGATAGAACTCCATCGAACCAGATACTGGTTGCGAATAATCAGTTTCCTCTGCAATGTAATCCGAGTTGTCTCTTTGAGTACCAGTGTTTCTGGGGAAATAAGATTCCCTTAATGTTACCAGTTTCTCACGATAGTCTGACTCACTATCAAACTCAACATTTTCAGCAAGAGAAGCGAGTTTATCCTTCTGTGAAAGTGCAAGACCTTCAGAGACTTCGGCAAAGATTACTTCAGTAACCGACTCAGCTAATCTTCTATTCAGAGCAACATTCTTTTCGATTTGCTCGTTGAGTTTATTCTCCATTTCATCAAGTTTTTCTACCATACTCTCAAGTACATCATATCTATCTTCAGGGATTGTTACATAATGATCTTCAAAAAGACTCTTCATTCCGGCAAGGAATGATTCTGTCATTTCAGTCTTAAGTCCTTGCTCTACTTCTAGAGCATTTTCTTGTAACCATTCTTCTGAAACATACTCAAGGTATGCATCAAGACGGTCAGTTAAATCTTCTCTGATTTCTTCTAATTCTTCGGCAAGTTTTTGCTCATATTGATAAGCAATTGCTTCTTCAATTTGTTCGGTTCTGGCATTCAAAGCAGCTTCAAAAACTGTTTTTGCCTTTACCTTAAAATCTTCGGAGAGTTCTTCACCAGAAAGAAGTGCATTTACATCCTCTTCGATTTCTTCTTCGATTTGGGCAAATGCCTCTTTCATTGCCTTTTCTTTTTCGTCCTCAGCATCATCTTCTTCACTATCTTCATCTTCATCTTCTTCATCATCTTCTTCATCATCTTCTTCGGAAGACTTTTTCTTTGCTTCAGAAACTACTTCATCTTCGTCATATTCGGTCTCATCATCAATGAGTTCTTCATCCTCATCTTCTTCGACCGATTCTTTAGCAAGGGTTTTCATAGCATCTGCTGCTTTTGCACCCTTATTTACAACATTCTTAACTTGCTTAAGAGTTGCACCAGGAGTTGAAAGTTTTGCAGAATCATCATCTGGTTTGTAGTTCTCTGGAGTTGGTCCTCCAAGATCTTCCCAACTACCAGTTTGACCATCAGGAATACCTGTGGTTAACTTCTTCATTGGGTCTGCTGCTTTTGCACCAGCATTTACAGCAGTTTTAGATTGTTTAGTGCCAGTTTCCATTTCTTGTAAATTTTTACCACGGGACATTTGATCTCTCCGATTAACCTATATGTTTAATCTTTATTTATTTATAATTTAAAGATTTGATAAAAAGTTTTGGAACAGGTCAACTTTCTGTTCTTCCAAACGTTTTTGGTCTACTAATGTGTTTATTTTTCTCTTTGCTGCCTCTGCGGCTCTTTCACGGAGAATTCCACCTTCCCAACACCACTCTTTTCCTTCCATAATTCCGTTCACAAAAGCATCAGGAGCAGAAGGGTCAGCAACAATATCAGCAGCAGTCGCAAGCATAAAGTCTTCACCAACTACAGAATATCCTTCGTTAGTTGGAATTAATGAACCAACACCACGAGAAGAAACTCCCAACATCACACCTTCACCGAGAAGAGATTCTGCAATTTTTCCCATAGGAGTGGAAAGAATTTTTGCTCTTCCTCTAAAATTATCTCCAACTCTCTCTAAACAAACAATTTTATGAGAAACTCTATCAAGATTCAAAGAAGGACCATCAGGGTGTCCTAGTTCTCCAAGAGCACGACCTTTTTGAATATAATTTTCATTATATCTTTTGACTTCTCTTTCAAGAGTTCTCATTTCATAGAGACGCTTGTTTCTGTTTGGTTTGTTTGCTTGAAGAAAAATACCTTCAATAAAAAGAGACTTTTTACCGTTGGTTTCTTCAACAATAACCTTAACCTTTTCGATTTCTTCTGTGATAAGTTTCATTGGATTAACCACCTGCGATTTGAATTTCTGTGATGTGAAGTTTTCCACTTGCCCCAAAAGCAGCAACTTTTGTTGTTCTTCTTAAAACACCAGTGGAAGTAGTTACTGGACCTTGAGATGAAGTATTCCAAGTAAGAGTAATAACTCTATTAAATCCACCTGTTCCTGCACTGTTTGTTGCGTTTACTGAAGCAACAGTTGCTGCTGTTGTGTTGATACCTGATGGAACAACACCAGTAAGTTCAACAATATCACCAGCAGAAAAATCAGAGAAAGTACCTTCTGGTAAAGTTACAACAGTGGTAGTTCCAGTAGTTACACCAACAATAGTTTGAGTAATTGCTGTTTCTTTTAAAATGAGTTCAGTTCCTGCTTTAACAAAAATACTAGCACTTGTAGTAGTACTAATCGTTGGAGTTGGAGCAACCTCAACATAAGCATCTTGTTCTGGAACAATTCTCAAAAAACCAGACCTCAAAGCAATTGGATTACTGGTTACTGCTGCACCAGTCATCGTCAATGGTGTAATTTTTTGTACAATCTTATATACGGACATTGTAATAATTGGACTATATTAGTTATTTAGTATTTCTTGCAAGTTCTAAATGAAATTTTAAGTACTCATAACTCAATAAATCTCTCTCCATCTAATAGAAACTCCAACATTAGTGCTGGTGTCACTTATATTACTTACACGAACTGAAAAAATTTCTGAGTCTGTTGCATCAAAATTTTGTGTTAGGAAATTTTTCTTAGATGTAGGTCCTGATTGAGCATCTACAGTTGTTGCTGATGGTTTTTGTGAGTTTTGACTTTCTCCCGCAACATAACCACCCATAAAATCTTCAAAATATGCTGTACTAATTCCAGTTGAAGATGCATTATATTCAACAACCGATTCAGTATTCTCTGACTCCCAAGTTCCTGTTGTATTAATTCCAACCGAACTCCTAAATTTTAGAACTTCATATTTTACATTTCCTCCATTACTAAACACAGAAACATCTTCAAGTTTTACTGTTGCTCTATTTGGATAACCTTTAAATGTATTTTTGAGTCTAATATTAATGATTGGAACTGTACTGCCAACACCAACAGTTCTGAGATTTGTTGTATGTGAAAATTCTCTACCTGCCTCTACATATCCACCTTCACTCATTACAGTAGAACAAATTTGAATAAAGGAACCACCAGCACCTACTTGTGCTCCAGTATTTCTAACTTCACATCTTACTGGAAGATTTGGATTAGACATATAAACTGTTGGAATGTGATTTGCATTATAAAATTCGTGACAGACAACATTCTTGCCATCAAGTGCAAATCCACAACGAACTCTACCAACACCTAACCATTCAAAGTCAGTAAAGAATAATTGAGTTTTAGTAACATCTAATGTAAATCCAGAAGGATCTAGACCTGTTAATCTATCTTTATTCCATTCAGATTGAGTAACTCTTCTATCTGAAGCAATACCAGTTACATAGGATCTAATTACAAAACTTAAAACTCCATCTGGTGCTTGCTCAAAGAAAATGCCATCTCTGTCATCAAAGTATCCAGTTCTCTTATAAACATTTTGTTGTGCCGCACCAAAATTAAATGTGGAGAAAATCAATTGAGATTTTCCAGGCATATAATGATGATATCTCTTTGTCTGGTGAATAGTATATCCATTAGTGCTGACACCAGACTGCAAAATTGCTGCTGCTTGATTGACATCAAAAGTTATAGTTGCACCAGTGCCTACTTTGACATCTACAAAGTCTGGATCAATAGCATAAAGATGCTTATAATCTCCAAGAGTATATGGATTTGATGTTCTTAATCTACCAAAAGCATCATCTTCGGGTTTCCACGGATTATATAAGTGTGACATTAAACTACCCTCCAACCGTTTCTATAAACAAAAGTAAGTGAACCAAAATCATATGCAAGAATTGCTCTATCCCGTCCGTCAATTTTATCTGAACCTGATGGAAGGATTGTGATATATCTATTCGTTCCCTTGGATGCTTCTCCAAGTTCATCTTTTACTATGTATACCTTTCCATTCTTCCTTGGTGTTGGAAGAGTAATTGTAACTGCTCCCGCATAATTTATACCGATATAATAATCTTGTGGAGTTATTGTATAAGACGATGATGTAATATACTTAAGTGGCATATCCATGTATGCCAAATTAGTTTCACCACCACCACCTAATGTGGATAGTTGTTGCTGAATTCTAGAAAGAAAAAGTTTATAATGATTCTGCAAATCATCAAGTGTTGCAAAATTTTGGTTGAGTGGTGTTAATGGGTCATTTTGTTGCTTAACATCACTTGGTTCTGCAAGAAGTCCAAGAGATTTTTCTATTATTTCCTCTTTTGGTTCTTCTATTTCTTTTTGAGTGACTTCTTCTTTTAATTCTTTCTTTTTCTTTGGAGCAATTTCTTCTTTTAAAGTAGACAAAAAAAGTTCATCAAAAGAATTCCCAACAAGATTTTCTTTCTTTTCTTTAATAACTTTTTTTCCAGTACTTATCGTTGAAAAGAAATCAGATAAGTCATTGGAATATGCTCCAAAGTCATCCACTTATCAATCCTCGTATTCTTGAGTATCCTCGATTTCACCAAAAAGACTTGTAGCAACTTCTGGCCTTACCGCATTAATTTTTTCTGCTGATTTTGAAAAAAGAATTTCTTTAATCTTATCACTAACTTCTGCAGGGGATTCGTCTGCCAAAATCATATCCATTAAATCGTCCATAGTTATAATAAGTTTTAACTAAAATTATTTATAATTCTCCAGCAGACCCCAATTCAACACCTGCTTGTTTGTCGGTCAATCCTGGTTCTTGGGGCATTGCTCCAAGTGCATTTGGGTCTTGTGGAGCACCCATAGCACCTGGAGCACCCATTGGATTCATCATTGCTGCTGGGTCTGGAATAATTCCATCCTTAATTTCTTTCTTCATTTGTGCGTTGATTTCTTTGATTTCACTATCAGTTTGACCGAGAATTTCTCTTCTTACATATTCTGCGGAGAAATAACGACCAAGATATGGGTCCATCGCAGCAACAACACCCAATTTATCATTCATCAATTCATTTTTCTTCAAATCAGAAAAATGATTATCATAAACATAATCAAACTGGATATGGTCAGACAATACCTCCCAATCTTCTAATGTTACAATATTTTTAAGAATTAATTGAGTTTTGAGTAAATCGATAAAAATTTGAGAAAATCTTTTTCTTAGTCTACCAACAAAACGAGTAAATTTAAGTTCATCTCTTAGAATTTCTGATGAACGACCGAGATTGAATCCACCTTCTGCAGCAAGTCTTGTTGGTGGAACACCTAAAGAATCATAAAGTTTCTTTTGGAAATACTCAATGTCAGCAAGTTCTCCAAGATTTTGCCCACCAGGAAGTGTAGTGATTTCGGTTCCTCTACCACCCTCTCTTCTTGGTAACCAGAAATCCTCAAGCATAGCCATATATTTACGGTCATCACGAATCTCACCAGTGCTTGCGTCATAGACAAGTTTGTTTCTATAACGGTTCATAACGTCACGCAGATACTGTTCTGCTTTAATCTTGGGAAGATTGCCAACGTCAATATAGAAAATTCTACGTTCTGGTGCTCTTGATAGTCTATAAATCACAAGACTATCCTCAATCATTCTCAATTGATTGAGTGCCTTGATTGCCTTATGAAGGAAAGAAAGAACAGTTTGCTTATTTCTATCTACAAGACCAGAAGTAACATACACAATCGCATCCTTTGCGATTTTTACGTTATTTACATCTGATACTCTATATGAAGCACTTTGTGATGACCCAACATTTGGATCATACATATAAAATTCTTCAATCTCTTGATTCCCAAAATCAATTTGATTTTTATCGTTTACAATTTTTCTATACTCAGTACCAAAAGCATCTTTATTGTCTTTTTTTAGTTTTCTTATATACTTAATTTTTAAAGCATCAATATATCTTACTTCTTTGATTCCTTCTGATGGTTTTTTGAAATCAATTACTT